TGATGAAGTAGTGAGTGAATATTTTATAAAATGGATAGCACATATGATACAATACCCAGCATATAAAAGTATTTGTATCACTTTAATATCAAAACAGGGAGCAGGTAAAGGGACTTTATTAAAAATAATTACAAAAATGTTTGGTAATAGTAAAGTATTTCAATCACATAATGCTCCTCGTGACGTATGGGGAAATTTCAATTATCCCATGATGAATTCATATCTGGTAAATATGGATGAATTAACAAAAAAACAAACTATGGAGGCTGATGGATTTATTAAGGGTCTAATTACAGAAGGGGGTTTAACAATTAATATGAAAGGTAAAAATCAAATAACCATAAATTCATATCACAGATTTTTAATTACAACAAATAAAGAAGAACCTATTAATACGAGCGACGATGATAGAAGAAACATAATTATTAGATGTAGTGATGAATTAATAAAAAATAAAATATATTTTGAAAAAATAAATGAACTTATAGAAAATGATGATGTTATTAAAACTTTATTTGATTATTTAAAAAATATTCATGTTCCACAAAATTTCAGTAATTTGGAAAAACCAACCACAGAATATCAAGAAAATCTTCAAGAATTAAATAAAACTCCAATTGATTTATTTATTGAGAATATTGTAATGGAAAATTATGATGAAAAAATAGTTGAATTTAATTCTAATGAATTATTTAATAAATTTAATATTTATGTAAATAAAAACAAATTTACTTATGATTGTAATTTATTGAAATTTATATGTAGAATAAAAAGATTACCTTATAAAGGAATACAAAAAAAGAGAACAAAAAAATATAATCTAACCATATTTCATATTGATACATTAAAAAATGAATTAAATCTTGGTTGTTTATTAGATATTGATGATATTGATAGTGATAGTGATATTGAAGAAGAAAAAGAAACTAAATTATATACAAAAGGCGAAACTAAATTAAATATTGATTATAACAAAAATCAAGTTTTTAATTTTGATGATTATAAAACTGGATTTGATATTTAGGAAAAAATGATTTAAATAAAATATTATATATATATATATTATAATGAAAACAATCAATTACACTAAAATTCTCTTTAATGATAAATTAAAAGATATGTATGATGAAATTCATAAAAATCATATAAATATTATTGATAAATTAAGTCATTTAAATTTAGCAAAAGTTGCTAATAAACAAATGCGAGATATTTTTGATGGATATTTTGATTATAAATTAGAAAAATGTGATTATTTTGCTCTTATAACTGGTTTAGTTAGCGATTATGAATATTACGATAAATGGGACGAAGTAATGAATTTTTTTGATGATATTAAAATAGAACAGCAAATATGTGATTATGAAGAAGATAATAATATACAAGGAGACGCATCAGGTAATATAATTAATTCAAATTGTATTTGTAGTAAACAAATAACAAAGATATTTAAATTGTATAGATATGGTGAAGTAAAATTAATTATAGGTAGCAGTTGTTTTAAGAAACATATCATAAAATTCAATTATTCACATAAGTTATACAAAAAATACCTAAAAGAAGATAAAAAATATACAGAATATAATAAAAAAATCAAAGAGTTAAAAGATAATTTTATATTTTGTAATTCGTGTAAAAAATACAAAATACCTAAAAATGAAAGTTGGAAATCTAAATGTTCCAAATGTTTCGCAAAATCAAATTCTATAAATAATAAAGTATGCCTTATTGAGTTATTTTAATCATTATCATTAAAACATTTTACATTTATACTATGCCCTACAATTATTAAAACAAAAACACAAATATAAATAAGCAAAAAATATATCATTATATATAATCTATATATTTTATATAATGATTTATAGTTATAGTGCTAAAAATAAAAGCATTTTAATATTGAATAAAAATAAAAAACTTATTGAAGAGATTTATCTAAAACCATTAATTACAATTTATCATGATACTCCTAAAAAAGCAAAATTAAAACATTCTAAAAAACATTCTAAAATTAATGATTATAATTTATGTGAAGATGATTTAGATTTAGATTTAGATTTATATTAGGTTCATCTTCTATTGGATTAATTCTCTCTACAACATAATTAAATTTTCTATTTGTAAAAGCAAAACTATTTATACATATAATTTCTTTATTACTATCACTTTCAGTTTCATAAAGATATGATATATAACTTCCCATTTATATATTATATAAACTTTTAAAAAAGTTTTATCAAAATAAGTTTTGTCTTATAAATAATCAGTATTTATTGGTTGGTCTAAATTCTTTCTATATTTCAATCTTCTATCACGACACTCATTATCAATTAATAAAAACTGATATTTATTTTGATGAACCATTTTATACATTTTCTTAAATTGCTCTATATTTAAATCACACGCTAATTCACTCGATAATAAACTTAATTCTTTTTTGTTTCCATTATCACCTACGAATACATATGATAAGTTATTTCTTAACGCTCTCTCATTTTGAAAATATAATTGAGAAAGTGTTATTATACTACCTCGCTTATGCCTACACGAACAATATAATTTAGCAATTCTCCCTTTTTGAGCTTTGGTCAATATTGGAAAATCATCTATAATAATTAAATTATAAAATTTTTTATCCAAGTCATCATTATGAACTAATTCATTTATATCATCCGTCCATTTCATAATAATTTTACAATTTTTCATGCCTGCTTTTTTACAACTTTCTTCCAAGTTTTGTAAATAATTATGAATAAATTTATATTTATCTTGGTGTAAATGCTTGCTATACATATAAATCCTATCATAATAGATTAAGTTTTTTAGTAAAATATTTGCTAATAAATTTGTTTTACCACCTCCACTAGCACCTGTTATCAAAGTTCGAGATGGTGCTTTTAAATATAGAGGATGAGATTGACGTGTATCACTATCTTTTTTTTTAATTAAATCATCAATATTTTCTATCTTTAATAAATCCATTAATATATATTATTATTATATAATATAAATATATAAATAAAATGATAAGAACTGATTTAGTGCCCCACCCATATTTTAATGTTCAAAGTCCTGATTTTTATAAACAAAAAAAATTAGAATATGAATTAAATAGAGCAAAATATAAACTTGTAAACCAAATACGTAAAGGTCAAGAAGAAGCGACTTTACAAAAAACAATTGACGAGATTAAGAGGCGAAATAAAGCATTAGAAGATTACACACGAGAACAGCGTGTATTAAGTTTTGTTAGAGATCCTAATAATCCAAAAGTATTTACAGAAAAAGAACAAGCAGGACCAGCACCAGCAAGACCAGTTTTAAGAAGAGAGGCAAAACCAAAAGCAGAACCAGAACCAGTTGAAGAAGAAAAAGCAGAACCCCCACCAATCAAAAAAGGTAAAAGAGCAACTAAAAAACCGATCGTCGATGAAATCATGAATAAATATGGAAAATTTGGATTAGCAGAAAAGAATTTTATTAATATAAATGAAAAATTAACAAGAGAATTTTTAGATACATTAGATAGAGAATTAGATGCTGTTGATGGAAAAGAACAAAAAAGAGCATTTATATTTCAACTATTAGCTGACAAAAAAACTGAAAGCAGAGGAATGGCAAGAGTTAAAAAGGTTGAGAAAATGCTACCAATAGCACCTACGGGTGAAGTAAAAATTGCTCCACCAGTAGAAGAAAAAAAACCAGAAGCAATAGCATTAGCAGAAGCAGTCCCAGTAGGTGGTCGTCCACCAATTCGTAAAAGACGTAAAGGTGTTTCAGCAGAGGCATTAACAAAATCTAAACGCCGTTTAAGAAAATCAAAAACTAAACCAAAATTGAAAAAAGCATCATCAGCACCATTAACAGAAACAGATGTTTTTAAAAGAGCATTACAAGCAAGGCGACGTGCTATTGTATCAAGCGAAAGTGAAAGTGAATTTAATGGAGATGGCATATCTAAAAAACAAAAACGCATTTTATATCGTGGTTCAGCCATGGCTGGAAATAATAATAAAGCATTATTAGCAAAAATAATGAAAATATAATTTAGTAATATTTTTAATATATTAATTATATATAAATGCCTAATATTTTTAATAATGATACAACTCTCCCACAACGAATTAGGAATATAAATAAACTAAATATAGACCAAAATGTTATTGTAAGTATTAATGAATCTAATGAAGCAACCGCTCAACCTATTAGTACTTATGGTGCTTCTTTATTAAATGTCACAGATTCTAATGCTCTCGCAACAAGTATTTTAAAAAACACAGAAGAAAGTATCACATTTTTGGCTGATGGTGCTAATGAGATAAATTTTCATACTGGTTTAAATGGTGGATTACCTACAAATGGTAATTTAAGATTAAAGGTTGATGATAACGATGTCACTAGTTATAATGATTTAAAAATTCAAAATGGGAATAATACTATAAGACTTAAATTAATCAATGCTAATGCTAGTTTAATTGATGCCGAAAATTCAGAATTACGAATAGAAGGAAGTAATGGAGTAAATATAACGAAAAACGATGCTAATGTATTATCAAGTAATGGTAATAATCTAAATTTATATAAACCCCAAACTGGTCAATTGAAAATGACGATTGGTGATAATATAGATGTGATAACCGATGTAAATATAAAAGATGGTAGTGATTATCTTGCTATATCACAAACAGGTAATCAATCTAAATTAAAACCAAGTTCTGCTGGTGGTCTTAAATTAGAAAGTAATGACGAAGCAACGGGTATTACGATTGTTGGCAATAGAACAACTTTAAATAGTCCTGAATTAATGCTTTCAAATACCAGTATATATGCTGATACTGGCGCAGTAATATATGCTAAAGAAATTAGGTCAAATGGTTCATCTGGTGATCACGATATAGGTTCATCATCAACAAGGTTTAATAATGTTTATTCTACTACTAATGATAGCAATAATTACAAAATAGCAGATGGTGGAAAAATTATTGCTGGAAGCACAGAGCTATTTAGATTTTTAGATG